TTATTAAGTATTTTTATTTATTTTTTTTATATATTTTTTTTTCTAGCGAAAATTTAAGCTGAGAACTATGGAGATGAGAACACAATACTGAAACATTAGAGATGTGAGGAACAGAGAAATACAACAAATAACACGGGATAGGCCTAGAGGGTGTTATTTTGTTATTTTGTTATATTGTTGTGTTCTGACTAAATGAAGCAGTTTCGGGCGTGCCACTTATAATATATTAGTTCGGGCGTGCCAGCCATAAGGAAATATCTGGGACGTGCCACTTATATAATATAGTTTTGGACGTGCCACTTACTACATACTAATCCATGTAAAAATTTGACATAGCTGGTTAGCAATAACTGGTATGGATAGCAGACAAAGAAAAACCCCTGAAGGATTTTCTCCCTCAGGGGTTGTAGCCTTTGTGTTAGGCTTTCAATTTGGACAGGGCGGTCTGAAGCTCTGCCAGATTATCCCAGTCTTTGGCGAACAGGGCTTCGATACCGGCCTTGGCCTTTCCCTTTAATGTGGGCAGGATATCTGCATATGCTGTCAAACGTGCAGTTGCCTCTGCGATGTCTGCCGTTAAGCGAGCCTGTTCTTTGGCTTTGCTGTTGCCCTCAGACTTTGGTCGCGTGCCTGCGTTAATATGCGCCAACAGGTCTTCACGTTTTTCCTTGCAGGCATCCTTCCAAGCGGCTTCGTCGAACTTGCCTGCTTTGGTGAAGTCGGCTTTTTTGATGTTGGCGGTGCAATCATTCAGGTCATCAATAAAACCTTTCAGGCAATACAATTTCACTTCGTCGGCTACACCTGTAACGTCGTATCTCCAATAAGCCCACTTTGCGCCCCATCTGGTAACAATCATATTTTCAACGTCGTAGATGATTGCCTCACGAGTGATGGCTTTCTTGGTCTCTTCCATTATATTACTCCTTGCCAAGCCTGCCGTATAGGTCAGGACTAATAGGCCTTCATACCACATCGATGGCGTTCCCGTTGAAACAATCAACGAGCGTTCAACACATCGATGGCATGGTATTAAATTGTCAAAGAGCATTGTGGGATTTCCCACTGTTTGATTATACATTATCATAACTTCTGGCAAAAGTCAAACGTTTTTTGAATTATTTTTTCGGGGCATGGACTGACACCCCCACCAGACACCAAGCAGGTACCTTGACGGCGTGAAGACGGCTACCTCAGACCACACGAGCAAAATTTAAAAATCAAAACTCCAAAAATAATATTTAATAGCTCCTAAAATAGTAGAATCGCAGGGTGTAGGAGGCTTGACTTCTCCCGTTATTTGTGCTACTATGGGGCATAATAAATTATAAGGATTTATGGAGGGGTAAGAGATGCCAGCATCAACTCAAATAGTAGCACAGATTTTAAAATCTCTTAAAGGAATACCTACTAAGAGATTAGGAGAAGAAACTGGTATATTCTTTGGGAATAAAGTTACAAAGAATCTATCTAAAGAAGGTGGAAGATTATCAGAAAAGTTATTACCAACTACTGGTGCAGATGTAGGTTACTTTGGACCAGTAGAACATTGGGGAAATGGTTCGGGAGCACCAGTTGCCGATGCAGTTGATATGGGGCAAATACCTATTGATAAGGATATTTTGCAACTAGCAAAACACTTTTCTCCGCAAGATAGTACTTGGGCAAAAGACTTAGCTGGACTTATCTCACTAAAAAGATCTGGAAAAGAAGTTGCTCATTTTCTAAGTAATCAAGACCCAACAGCTGTAGTTAGTACAGATTTAAGACATGTATCTGAACAGAAGTTACTTAAGAATTTTGTTGAAATGCTTATGACTAAAGATAAGAATGTACCCTTTGATGAAGAGTTGTGGAAGGTAAAGAGATGACCAAAGAGATTGACGTAAATATGATGCTTGACCTTCTTGCTGATGGCATGAGCAGAAAAGATTAGATGTTTTGCGCAGCGTGTAGATTTCTTGACAGCTGAAATAAAATATGGTATAGTATGCCATCGAAGGAGAGATGTGAGATGGGTAGGGCAGCACTTAAGCTTGACGAGAATCTTTTGCTGGATATGATTACAGATGGGCTGTCGGATGTCGACATGGCTAAGGTTATGGGAGTGTCAGCTCCGACTATTCGTAATCATATTAACAGATTAAAGACAGAAGAAAACGATTTGTTGGCTTATGACAAGGTAAGAAATCTTGACCTACTTGCTGTTCAGCGAAGACTTATTGAGGGAGTAACTGATGACAAGATTGCAGAAGCTCCTCTATCGTCTATTGCAACTGCTTTCAGTGCATTTCACAAGGCTGAACAACTTAATGCTGGTAGGCCTACAGAAATCCATGGACTTGTGGGTTATCTTATGCATCTGGAAAGCGAGGACATTGCCAGCAAAGAAGAGAAGAGTGAACCTATTGATGCTGAGTATGATACCAGTAATTCTCAGCCAGAGCAGTTGGAGTTATTCTAACATGGGAATGCTGGATATCATGGTAAGCATGTTATGGAGTTGTACGATTCTCTTAAAAAGAATAAAGAAATCAACAGGATGGTAGGAAGATAATGCCATCTAAACTTGCTAAACCAAGAAGTATATCCTTGCAAAAGAGTGGCAAGAAGCAGATGAAGTTGCTTCAAGTCATGGAACAGATGATGAAGAAGAGGAAGAAGTAATGTCTGTACTCAATACAGCTGCCAGACTGGCATCAGGAAAAAGTGCGTCACCTTTCTTAAAGGAAGTACAATTAACTAAAGTCCCCTACATTCCCATTACTCAAAAGACTCCATCTCGTCACCCAGTATACTCAATGATTCCTCCGACTTTAGCTGGAATAATGTCTATGTATAACAGAGATAAAGACAATGGCACTTAATGCGAACATACTTGAGAAGATTAAGGTTTGGCGAAAGGACGCAGTACGTTTTGTTGAGGAAGTACTGCTTGTCAACAAGCCACATATTAAGATATCTCGGCAGCAAAGAGACTTCTTAGAGGTGCTACCGCATTTAAAGCGTATCTCCATAAGGTCAGGCCATGGAACTGGTAAGGACGCATCTGCATCATGGGCAGTCTTGTGGTTTATGTCGACACGCATCTACGCTAAGGTAGTGTGTACCGCACCGACTGCTCGCCAGTTAAACGACATTTTATGGTCAGAGATTTCCAAATGGCTGCGTGATTCTGCAGTACAAGAGGAATTTGTTGTGCAGAGTGATAAGATATTCCACAAGTTTGCTCCAAAAGAGTGGTGGGCAAGAGCAGTTTCGCCGTCTGTTAGAGCAGATCCGGCCGACCAGGCTGAGACTCTTGCAGGTTTTCATGGTGACCACTTATTGTTTATTATCGATGAGGCGTCTGGTGTTGAAGATCCGGTGTTTGTACCTGTTGAAGGTGCTATGACGCAGGAAGATAACAGGGTATTGCTCATTGGCAACCCTACAAAGAATAGGGGATACTTCCATGACACACAGTTTCATCCAGAAATCAGCAAACAATGGCACAGATTACATTGGGACAGCAGAGATTCTGAGAATGTTAAGTCAGAATATCCTGCTTATATGGCGGCTAAATATGGGGTTGACTCGAATATTTTCAGAATCCGTGTTGCGGGAGAGCCACCGCTGGAAGACGAAAGAACGCTTATCCCACTCTATTGGGCAGAGCAGTGTATTGGAAAGGATGTTGAAGTAAGTGACGAAGACCCGATTTATCTTGGTGTAGATGTGGCTAGATATGGCGAAGATAAGAGTATTATCCTGCCAAGACATGGGCTGAAGGTTATGCCTTGGCACTCATTCCAAGGTATGAACACTATAACATTGGCTGGTCATGTCATGCAGACATACGAAGATTCACATGCTGAGGGCTGTGTTGTTGATGTTATTGGAGTTGGAGCAGGAACTGCAGATTATTTGAGAAAGAAGTCGATGCCTGGGCTGTTCGATGTTAATGTTTCATGGGCATCATCTGATGCAACCAAGTACGATAAGCTCAGAGATGAATTATGGTGGCGTGTTCGTGAGAAGTGTATGTATGGCTACTATTCTTTTCCTGAAGAGAAGTTACCTGGAGAAGTATTAAGTCTTGGACAGGAACTTGCTAATGAGTTGGCTACTCCGTACTACGAGTTTAATAAGAACGGAGCGGTAAAGGTAGAGTCTAAGAAGGATATGAAGAAAAGAGGTATTCCATCTCCAAATATTGCAGATGCTCTTTGCTTGACTGAATACTTCTACTCGTACGCTACAAAGATATTTAGAAAGAAAGTAAGGAAAGAACAGTTTGACAGAAGCAGAGTTTTTCCTGCTGGAAGATATCACGGGGCAGGTGGAAGGAAGATTCCTGGAAGAGACAGATGGCAAATTATGTAAGTAATGTAAATTTTTAACATTGATTAGTAGGGGGTAAGATATGATTAAACTAAGAAACACAGGCACAGTCTCCATTAGCACAGGCACTATCGCAGCATCTGGTTCTTACACTACTGACGCTTTTGATTGCACCAATCTTGAAGGATTTTTCTCGTTGCAGTGGACTGTAACTGGAGATGGTACAATGAAAGCAGAGGTTCTAGTGTCTAATGATGGTTCTACTTTTCTGGAACTTGATGCAGATATTACCACTGCACAAACAAAATCTACTGGAACTTCAGGTTGCAATATGACAGCCTTTGAAGTTACTCCATGTAATCAGATTAAGATTAAGTTTACTGAAACTGGTGGAGCAAATGCCATTGGTGTCGTCGCTAGACTAAAAGCAATATAGGAGGAGATTATGAAAAGTTTAGGTTGGAATGTACTTAAAAGACTTCTCTCCTCTGCTAATACTTGGACAGGAGTACAGACAATTAATTCGCCAGTTATCTCTGGCGGTACAATAGATAATAATGTTGTTGGTGGAGTTACTCCAGCAGCTGGTTCTTTTTCTTCGTTGACCTTATCTGGATTAGAGTATATGAAGAAAGGGGCGGACTTTACTGGGGCAACTGTTAATCTTGCAACTGCTACAGGGAATGTTGTTGATCTGACCACTGATACAACTGCTTTGTCTACCTTTGGAACTGTGGCAGCAGGAGCGATATTCTACATTAGGTTCTTGTCTGCTCGCACCCTTACTTACAATGGAACAAGTTTCATTCTCCCAGGTTCTCGTGATATAGTTACTGAGTCTGGTGACAGGGCTATTTTTGTTTCTTTGGGAAGCGGGAACTGGGCCTGCTATGCTTATATGAAAGGTAATGGAAGGGTACTGGGAGATGTAATTATAGTATCTGACTCCAGCACTTCCAACATTGCAGCAGACAAGATGCGTGGACAGTTTCATATAGTAACTGGGGCATATACACTTTCACTTCCCACAGCAGTTGTCGGTTATAGTGCTACGTTCTTTGCCAGTACCGCTGCTGCCTTCAGTCTGGATGTGGTAACAGGTACTGACGTTATTATTCTGAATGGAACTGCCCTGACAGCAGGATATAAGGCAACCTCAGATGGTACTATAAACGCCAGTTGCGATGTTACCTGTGCAGTTGCAGGGAAGTATATTATAACAAGCACTTGTGGCTTATTCGTAGATGGAGGAGCATAACATGGTAGATATTACAATTACACTGACGGAAGAACAGGCAGAAGTTATCAAGGACGAGTTACAGGGATATGCAGAAGCCCTCGCCAATGACAGGATTATCAGGAAGGCAGATAGGGAAAGAAGTGCGAAGATACTGGCACTCTCCGCTGACACCGATGAAGAACTGAGTGCTGCTATTGCACCTCTGGTCACGGCAGAGATATCCAAACAAGTAGTCAAAGAAGAACTTATAAAGGGATAACTTATGAAGGGAAGAAGCTTTTATAAGACAGTCGGCTCTGGCTCGGTCACGCAAGCGAATATGCGATTGTCTGGCGTGGACGGTACTGCATTTGTGGACTTTGGAGCGGCTAATGTACTCACGACTAAAATCGGTCATCTCCTCAAAATCACCGACTCTGCCAATAAGAGTATCATGGGGTACACAAAAGCTGCAATGGCAGGCGAATCGCTTGATACCGAAATTGCAACAGGAACATTAACAGCACTTAAACTCTTTAAGATTACCGCAACGGAAGTTAATCACTTCGGCACAGGCAAGGTTGTCGGTTCGTACTTCACTTCGGCAGGGACAGAAACTTGCGACGCTAACAATAAGGTTCAGCAGGTTCTTATCGGGGCGACAACTGGTGTCACCATCGTATCAAGTAAAGGTGGGGCAACTTATAACTGGTTCAATAAGAATAGTGCCTTCAACTGGAATGATGCCAGTGGTTACACCTATCAGATTATCAAGGAGAACAGGGCAGTAACAGTAGCGACTTCAAACGTGTCGGCAGGCAACGCCCTAATTGACACTACCACTGCTAATGCCTTTGCTGCTCCAGTAGGGGTTGACCTTACAGCGTATCAGGACGGCAGACACCTTGCACATTTTACAGACTCATCTGGACAGGTTGCGGTGGCGTGGATAAGTAGTACGGCTCCGAGTGGATTTGACGCACCAACAGAGTTCCTTGATGATACGGGATTTGATGATACAAGTAAGTGGGAAAAAATTGGAACTGCAACAGTATCTGGTGGGCAGGGACACCTTGCAGCCAATAATGACTGGCTAAGACAAGACAAGACAAAAACTATTGGTGAGTTATATCAAGTAACTATTGGTACATTGAGTATTACTGGTGCAGCAACTTTCCGAGTTTATTTAACTGGTTTGAATTATGAATATTTTACAGTACCAGCTACTCAATATATTACAATACTACAAACACAATCTACATTTCCAGGATTAAGACAGACAGGTACTGGTACTGTCGATATAGATAACTTCTCTATAAAGAGAGTCACCATGCCTGCAGCAACAGGGGCATTACTACTTAGCAGTAAGGGCGGGTCGAGAGGGTGGCTGTATAAGAGTGATACCTTTGACCCTAATTTAGCACAAACTTTGAAAATTCTTTATTATGGAGATTAACATGGACAAACTTTATCATCTCATAGCGGGTTGTATAATCGCCACGGTGACAGGATTAATTCTGTTTTACCTTGTCGGCTGCTCACCGAATTTCAGCAAAGGGGCTGCGTTGCTCACAGCATTTGCGGCGGGTGCTGCTAAGGAAACCATTGACGCTATCAGGGCTAAGGCGTTCAACGTGCGAACTTGGAATATGTTCGACTTCCTTGCGACTTGTGTAGGCGGGTTCGCCGGAGTGCTGATTTTGATTGTAGGATTTGGAATAAATTAACTTTGTTCAAATTTTGAACAAAGAGGAGTATAAGAAATGCTATCAACATACGAAAGTTTCTTATTGTAAGGTATTTGGTGAGATGATGGATATTGGAACTGGAATAGCAGTAGGAAGCAGTATACTTGGGGCTGTGGCAATTATTTTCAGAGTGTTTCCAGCGAGTAAGAATACTAATGAGACGTCGTCTCATAACCAGTGTTCACAACACGCTGCTATTGTAGCACAACACGCTGATATGAATGATTGGCTTCATAAGATTGAAGTAAAACTTGATAGAGTAATTGAACGAAGAAATGCTACGAGGGACTGATGAGTGAATTAGGAAATAAAAGAAGTAAGTTTACAAAGTATGTTGCCAAACTTATCAACTATATGATTGCCCAAGGTTATGAGCCAAGACTTGGTAGAGATGGTCTTCCTCATATGAAAAATTCTCTTCATTATGAAGGCCTTGCTGTTGATATAGATTTGATAAAAGATGGTAAGTATCTTGACAAGACTTCAGACCACGAAGAGTTTGGAATGTACTGGGAGTCACTTGATAAAGACTGTTGTTGGGGAGGAAGGTTCAATGACGGGAATCATTACTCTATTAGATATTTAGGTCGAAAGTAAGGGAGGGAATAAGATGGATTATTTTTTGGTAGGTTTTTCTTGTCTGGTTATTGGCGTCGTAGGTGGAATTTTCTTAGTTGGTTATCTTGGTTGTCACAACAAGATGATAAGAGATTTCCTGATGAAGAAGTTTAATGCTATTGAAGCAGAATGTGAGGATTGTAAGTAATGAAGAATCTCCTTTGGGATGCAGCTGACCAGACGATACGTGGAAGCTTTATCAATATGCTTGTTACTTTAGTAACCTTATTGCTAATCTGTGTTGGGTGTTTTAATACTAGCGTAGCTGCAAACTTAGATAAGATGAGCACTCTCATTCTTGGGTTCTTTGGAATCAGTTTTGGAGTATGGGCTGCCAAGTCTGTGAAAGGAAAGAGCAATGTGGACTGTAGTACTAAAGATTCTTAGTTCTCCAAAGAACATTGTGATAGTAGTTCTTGTTGTTGTGCTTGTTATCATTGGACTTGGTTATGGCTATAAGTCAATGAGACTTGATAAGATTCAGAGTGAGGTAGATATGCTTACAAAAGTGGTAAAGGCATATCAAGATAATTCTGAAGCAGTAAAGAAGACTCTGGAGAATCAGCAAAAGATTGAAGATAAACTTGCTGGGTTGAAGAGTCGTATTGAGCAAATGAAGCCTTCAAAGTGTTTGGAGAAATACGATGAAAAAGTTTTTACTGATATTACTTGGATGTTTAATAATCCTGGCTTGTCACCAGAACAATGTACGCCCAGTAAAAAAGGAGTGCCCGAGACAAGCAAGACCTGTGTTGGTGATACCAACTGGACAGGGCAGCAAATAGCTAGGAATTATGAAGAACTTGTTAAAAGCTATATGCAGTTGGAGGAGACTGTAAAGTGCTATGAGCAATGACCCCGCACCTATACGGTGCACAAGCTACGGCAGGATGCCTCGGTCTCCTCGTCTTGCCGTAGCCGACATTAAGCAATGTCAAAATTTTACATGGATTAAAGGGAAGCAAGATGAATTACATTGAACAGACAGCAATAGGTACCGCTAACTCAGGTCTTAAAGATGACGAAGTTGCTCTGTTGAATAAGGTTCTTAATTGGCTGAAGTACACAGAAGGTGCCGAATCTGAAACAAATTGGATTACTGAAGCTGAAGAAGACTATGCGTTTTATGCTGGTGAGCAAGACTCAACAGAAGTTCTGCTTGCTCTTGCCGAACAAAAAAGACCTGCTCTTGTGTACAATCAGATTAAACCCAAGGTAGATGTTGTTATTGGTCTGGCTGGGCAGAACAGACAACTTCCTTTAGCTTTTCCTGTAGAGCACAACGATGAGGCACTGGTCGAACTTGCCAACGGAGTTATTAAATTCTTTAGACGAGAATCTGGATTAGCTGACAATGAAATTGATAAGAACTTGCTTTT